TAAGCCTCTACGTTATATATTACTCCCTGACGATTTCTGTTAGTACATATAAAATTAAGAGCAACAGCAATCTGTGCACATCTGTCATTGACTTGGTTAGGAATATCTTTCCAATCGGTCATAGTAAAGTTAGCTGCAGGGTCAATTACTAACTCTATATACTTTGTATTAAGAGTGTATAGTTTCTTAGTCCCACAAGAAGCTGACCAGATTAGTGGTCTTCCCTTAAATTGGATATTAGTAAACTGTGCATCACTTAACGTTTTATTCGTAATGTAATGCTGTTCTAATGTATTATCCTCAACCAACTCAAAAACATCTTGTGTAGTTACTATGATGTCTGGCTCTTCTGCACCTTGACCTAATGAACAATTATTTAGCATAGTTCTAACACGCTTATCTAACCAAGCTTCAGCAGGCTCTCCATCCATATCATATGCTTGATTCTCCCACCAGGACTTAGAAGCAGAGTTAATAGTACCAAAAGTACCTCTACTTCCAGATGCAGCAGCAACTACCATGTTATCTAATCCTTCAATATCAAGTCCGCCCCCACCAGTACCATCACCAAACAACTGCTCTTCAAATTGCATAGCCATCTCATCTTTAGCTGCCTCTAACTCAGTACTCATTACATCAATTATCTTTGCTTTTCCTCTGTTTTTAAGTGTCTCAGTCCAGTATCTGACTACTGAAACAGCACCATACTTCCAGTCAAAGATAGCGTCAGTCAATTTCTCGTCTCTAACTAAGCTTATTGTTCCACCAAGACTCATCATCTTAAATGTGCTATTCCTTCCATATTTTAATGGAACGACAATAAACTTTCCACCTTCTTCATGTCTAACTTTACCTTTACTTTTAGTTAGCCACAACCAGAAGGCATTTTTAGTTAGTATCTGGTCGATTGCAACTGTTCTCTGTAATCTCCATGTAGTTGTATACATATCGTCAAGAGCTGTAACAATGTTGTCACCACTTATAGTATAATCCGCCATTTTCCTCAACTCCTTTTATTTATATTGGATTGTTGTCTTCTCCAAAAGCCTTTTTATAGGCTTTCTCAGCAGCATCACTGGGTTTGAGGTTACTATCGGTAAACTCAGCTGATTGACCAGGCTTCTCCGTAGGAGTTCCTTTAGGAACTGCCTTTTTCTTTACAGGGTCTGCTTCACCTCTAGCTATTAAGAATGCACGCTCTGCAGTTATACCAGGCGTTTCAGCAACAATTTTAATCATAGCAGGTCTAAACTTCTCAAATTCATCTTCACCATAATCTGATTTAACCTGCGCAATTTGTCTTGTTGCATCTTTGTCCGCTTCTGCATCTGATACTTGTTTAATAGACGCAGCTACATTCTCAAGATTCTCCTTTATCATTGCATTATTCTTCTCTAACATTTTGCTCACTTCTCTTAACGTATGTTGTAATAATTGAGATGGTTTCAACTCATCTAATTCTTCCGGTGCAAGCCCTTTTTCTTCAGGCTTAGGAGTTGGTGCTGGAGGAGCATTCCTACCCATAAACTCAGGAGAAGTTATTAAGCCAAACATTTGCTCAGTTTTTCTTCCTTGTTCCTCTACACTTTTTAGTAATGCCGCCAATTCTTCTTTGGATGCAAACTTGTCTACTTCGCCAGACACATTACCCTTATCGCCTTCTTTACCTGCACCTTCCTGTGCTTTCAAATTCTCTTCAGTCATTTTATTTAGTCCCCCTTCGATACTCTTCTCGTATCTTAATTCTAAATGCTTTTACTAGGCTATTATATGCCATTCTAATATCCTTTGCTATCCATCCTTTGCCAGTAAAACTAACTGTAGTATTAATAGTAGTCATGTCAATAGTAACAGTCTTTCTCTCTTCTTTGCCGTCCGTTTTAGATAACTCTCTTAGTTTCCCCACAGCCTTTACAACAGGCTTTGTAACAGGCTTTGTAACAGGCTTTGGAGCTCCTGTTTTTGGTATTGACATTGGAATTGTGACAGCACCAGTTTTACGCACGGCTATCTTTTCCATCGCTCTATTAATAGCATCACCCATACTCTTCTGTGGTCTTGCATTTGCTTCAGCTAACTGCTCAGCAATGGCTGAACCCTTGTTAGGGGTAGACACATTATATCCTACTTCCTTCATTACTTTTGCAACATCCCTCATAGGAATGTTTGTTTTAATTATCTCCATAATCGTTTCTCCTTTCTTTTTAGTCTAGTCCAACCGATGTGCAACGACATCATGTTCTTTGCACAATTTTTTTAAGTGTTGTTTACTTTCAACTAACACTGGTTGATGTGTAATATTCTCTTCCCAATAGGGATGCCACACCTGAATGCCTGGATGCTTTTGAGGTTTTATTATTATGTCTGTAGTGCCACCACATTCACATTTTATTTTATGTCTATTATCTATAGATGAGAATGCAACAAACTCTTTGCCACACTTTTTACACCTAATATCATAGTTTGGAATACTAACACCCCCATTTATATTTATAACATTCTACAAATAGCTATTGCGTCTCTTGACAAGTAACAATAGTTTATATTACCCATTTATTTCTCTATTCCTGCTGCTTTCTGTTGCAACATACGTTGAAGTGCATTAATTGGCATTGCCTCTGAGGGGTTGTTACCCCACCCAGGTCTTGGCGCCAGTAATAAATCACTGTCTATCCAATCGTACTGATTAAGTAACTGCCTTGACATCTCAACCCGATTAATAGTGGGGTCTTGTGCAGTCAATTGATATAGCTCTCTTGCCTCTTGACGTCTTGTTTCAAATGTAACTGGTAGAGAGTCATCAGGATTTACCTTTATATTATACTCTCCCTTAATTGCAGCGCCAGTGTACTCTATCCAGTACCTTGCACCATCTTGCCCTATGATGTCAATAACTTGAGACTTATCTCTCCAGAAAGTAAATATATACTGTAAATACTTACGACAGATGTTAGTAAATAAATCTGCAGTTGCATCTCTTCTTTCATTCAATCTTACTTGTGCTGCCATCTGTACTATTTGTGCTTCTGTTGCAGTCCTTCTTCCTGTGTTATAATCTCCTCTTTGATTACGAGATGAACCAAGCATCTGCATTACATCTTCCATTATTTGTGTAGTTAATGCTACAAAATCGGGAGGAACATGTGGTTGCATTAATGTTACAACATCAGCAATTGAACTCCCTGGTGGAACATCTACTTCAATGTATGGGAGTACTTCCCCACTTAAAAACTTCTCTTTCTCCTCCTTAGTCATGGCATTTCGTGCTACCATTGCCTTAAGTAAAGCTACACGTCTATGTGCTTGTGCTTGTGTTCTTATCTCATTTAACTCTAACTGTTGTGGCTCTATTATCTGGCAATCAGATATTCCCCAAAAGCCGAAACCAGAGTCATTAAATATTAATGGCAAAAACGGTAACCCTTCTATTTGTAAGTCATCTACATCTTCTCTTAAAAACTTATCATGGTCCATAGAGATTGCATATACTTTACGTGTTCTAAAATCTCTTATCTCCCATATCTCCACCCAGTCTTCTTTTTCACAAAGCGTTTCAAACATTCTATCTTTAACAGCGCCTTCAGTATCAGTCTGCATAGTAGCTTTTATGTTCCTATCAGTAAATGTCCTGCCACCTTTTAATTTGCCTTTATTAATATATTTTGTGTCAGCTAGTACATCTTCTAATGGTCTCATAACTCGTGTAGCACACCAAGGTGCAGCTTCTATATCAATGTAACCATAAGGTAAAATAAAATCAGCTGGCTTATTACGTAAGAACCATGGCATTCCAGGTTTAATATCTATTCTATATTCTATATTCTCTTCATCTGCACCAAACCCAGTTAATGTTCCTTCACCAGGTACCATAGCTACAGATTTGTCTGACGCATAACCATACTCACTATCATACCCACATTTGCCAATGGCTGTGCCATATATGTAACTATCTTGACACATACGTTTAATTTGTTTCTTTACATTAGTTTCATATATTAAATAGTTAAGTACTCGCTCAGTTGCCTTAGTGTGTAATACTCTACCAGGACCTGTTGGAGTTAAAAGTGCCCTTGGGTTACGATTGTACACATTAGGTAATAAAGCTTTACCAAAAGCAAATATCAAGTTAACTGGTAATATGCCTGCACCCCAATCACCTTCAAACATTCTTTCAAATAGAGGCCACTTCGAGGTATGCCCATAATTAGCTTGATAGAGTATTCCTAGTTTTACTTTTTGCTTCCACTCAACTAGCTGTTCTTCTTTTGATTTAGCCACTATTTCTCCTTTAATTTGTTAAGTAATGACTTATGTGTAGAGGATTTTCTAGCACTTGAATATGCCATTGCAGCACAGATCTTCCTGGCTTTTGCTTCACTTGCTACAAAGTTACCACTAACTTTACCTGTACCATGATACACAGACATGCAATGTTCTATGTTACTTGATATAGTGCTTTGACTACTTCCTTTTTTTAAAGGCACTTAAATCACCTCTTACTTCTTTTATGATGTTATTGAAACATATCCTTTAGCACCAGTCCCTGCAACAACTGCTACACAACCATTCTTAAAAGAGTCTGGTTTACAAGGAGTGTATACAGCACATCCTTCTGTTTTTATAGCCAGTGCTTTAATTACACTGCCAGTGGCAGTACTAGCATGGTCATATAGCTCAATACTCGCTGCATTAGTGCTATCTCCTGTTAATATAATAGAAGCCACGCCACAAGGTCCTGCAAATACTACAGTTGTTCCTACCACTAACTCTATCCCTGGGTCTAACTTTTTCATAACATGTTCCTCCTATAATTATTTGCTAACCACTCCCCACCCGACATATGTGGTCTCCCATATCATACAGCACATACAGACTTACAATGTGTAAATCGACTGTATAAATGACACCTATTATTACATGATGAAATTCAAATTTTGAAATTGATATTGTGTTTAATTTTATGTATTATCTCTTGGTGCACTCATTGCTGTATACTGTTTTTCAAATGGTAAGTTAAATCCTCTTGCCTTTCTTAATTGTGCTAATATGTCCGCCATGGTCTCTTCCGTTTTAACCAACTCTTGTGGCGGCTGCGGACAGCTTGATAAACGTATAGCACCAGAGAGTGCATCAATAGCATCAACATAAGGGCTCTCTTTAACACCCTGATATTCTAATAACTCTGTTTCAAGACCTGACATCCACTGTTTAATCCATACACCCATTGCTTCAAATCTCGGTTGCATTGCACGTATTCTACTATCTTTAGAGTCATCTCCAGTAGGCACGTCAGCTCTAATTGAAAAGAAATAATTATCTTCTTTCATTTTATCTTTTAAATTCATTCCTATAGCTTCTTGATAAGCTACTGACTCTACTGCTATAAACATAGGTTTATATTTTCTATGTATTTTAAATATCTCTGTAAGCAACTTGTTTGGAGAAACACCTTTTTCTCTAAACAAATCTATTACGTATATTCTATTGTCATAAGTTCTTGCTATTGTCACTATTGCTGTATTACATGCTGTCTTTTTTGCTGATATTGCTGGGTCCACATATGTAAATGTATAATATGGAACGTTCGGTAAATGTTCAAAATACTGTATATACTCTGACTTAAATATCATTTTCTCAGCTGGTAACGGTCTTAACAAATACTGAGAAGCATATATGTAAGAACCTTGAACCTTTTTAATAAGCGCTAAATCATCTTTATTAAAACGTTCTGGATATATTGGTATCTCATTACCAGAGTCTATATTATAACCACCATTAACGTAAACATTCTGCGTAAAGGCTGTGAACGTTCCATCCTCATTCATTATATAATCCACTACATCATGCAACGCCCACGGAGTACCAAGATATAACACTCTTCCTCTTGATGGGGTATCTAACAAAGACATAGACAATTTATACCAACCTATTGCTCGTCCTATTTCTAATACAGATGGCATTAACTCTTCTTTAGTCACAGAATCTTTCTTACCTGTTAATATGTCGTCCATTATAATTACGTCAAAATGTGTAGATACTATATTAGTACCTAGCCCTGCCGCATTAAATGTTGCTTCGCCCCAGCCCATAGTTCTGTTTACTTCAACTGCATGGTCACTCCAACGTACCTTTTTTGTATTAGGTATTATGTCTGGATATAGACTTCTAAATAAATTATTTGTTTCAAATATAGCTTTTATTTGACGTATATGATTCATTGCATTATCTATTATATTACTTACAATAAGTATTCTTATGTCTGGATTATGTAATGCTAACCATATTGGTAAACATATACAACCGAGTGTTGATTTTAAAAAAGAACGAGGTAAGATTACAAGTTTACGTAATATTTCTTCTTTTTGCAAGAAATTACATAAAGGTAAGTGTACAGGCTTAATCATGTAATCTTTACCTATAATGCCACGTGAGAAAAAATAAAAGCTCTGAAGACCTAATTCTGCTAACTCATTTCTTTGTCCCATCAGGCTTAATATCCTCCAAAGCTTTCTTTATGTTCTCTGCGATTTCACCTTTTAACATTACAGCACCTTCTACTTCATAATGTTCTTTAGGTTTGTATCCACGTCTATTCATTATGTCCCAAGCACAGTCACGTCTAACCCGTTCTGAACCATTACGCATTAATTTTACGTCCATACGTGCTGCATCCTCTACTGCATCCTCAAGTATCTTATTAACAGGCTTAAGTACTCTATCTTCACCAAGTTTTTTAATAAGCCCGTCTCTTATCTCTTCTTCCATTTTCTCTTTTTCAGCAAGAAATAATTCTGAGTTAGTTACAATAGAGAAATTGACATCAGACATACGAATATCTCTTTTAATGTCAATAGGTGCATCACCACATATTAATCTACGCATTATCTCACGATAACGTGATGTTATTTTCTTTACTTGTTTTGCTCCCATTAAAATCTCCTATAATAGTTAATTTATCTTTTGTTTTGATATTAATATGTATGTAGAATTCAATTTGAATTTTCAATTATTTGAATTTTCAATTGATAATAATTGATAATTTATAAATATATGATAATAATATCATACTTATTTATACTACTTATTTATACTACTTATTTATACTACTTATTTATAAGATAA